TCGTGCGTAGCCATACGACACTTCGTTCTTTGGTAATCACAGTATGTCCCCTTTGCTGAAAGCGTTGATTTGTTTTTCTGTTCTGCCGTTCTTGATTGCGACGGCGACGCAGTTCTCAAAGTCCTCGTCCACTTCCCACGCCCAATGGTAAAGGTCGCAGATAAGGTCAATTAGGATTTCCTCGTTGTCACGGGGTTCTCCGAATGTTTTGTCATCTCGTTCCCAAGTCATATTGCGGAAACACTCAATAAGAATGTCTGCTCTCCGTAATGGTGTAGTCATTAGTTCCCCTTAGTAGTAGTGAAAGTTACGCTAGCGTTGATTATTAGGAAAACCAACCCGTAGCAAAATATTTATTCTTCGTAGGTGTCAAATCCGTCAAGGGCTTCGGGATATTCCGATGAAGGCGACTTGAGTTCAGCGATACGGGCTTCTAGTGCCTTGATGACGAGTTCTTTTTCGTTGGCGAGACATTCAGCCCAATCGTCGTATTCTGATTGACCGACAGCGAACCCGATAGTGAAAGCGTGATTGTAGGTCATCAGCAAATCTCAAATCCGTCGCACTCAATAAGAAACTCTGCGAACTCACGCACATTGTCTACAGCGAACGGATAGTTCGTTGCGAAGTGTTGTACCTTGCCGTGTCCGTGACAGGCGTTACAGTACCCGTGTGTGCGTCCGAGAATGATTGCGTCTGTCTCTGACAACTCCCTAGTAGGCATACCGCTATCAACGCCGACAGTATCCGAACGGATACCCGTACCTTCACAGTAGTCGCAGTCCGATGTTGGTAGCGAAGCGAGGTATTCACGGTATTCGGTTTCGTACTTGGCGGTTACGCCCGTAGCGATGTCGTTGAGTAGTCGCTGACCGAGAGCGAGTGCGCCTTCTGCGTCAAGTCCATCACCATCGTTGGAGTATCCACTCTCAACATTGCGTGTGATGTCGCCGTGAAGTTCCTCACAGTAATTCCATAGTGGTCGCCACCACCAAATATTGTTGCGGAAGTAAGAACCCTTTTCGCTCTCTTGGTTTTTGCCGTATACATCCATTCCCATTATGGAGTCCTTTCATAGTAAGTTCGCTACCTACTCTATGGACTTGTGTTTATAACAACAACCCGTAAGACAAAAAACTTTGATAAATAAATCTGTACGGCAGGTTGTGGTTGTAATGATAAGACCTTAGAGTATTCCCAATGAACACCGCACCATTCACTATTACTCACCACGACGAGGGTTTGTCGTGGGACGACTCGCCCGTACTCAAAGGGCTAGTAAACGCCACTGTTGTCGTTACGACACGGGAAGGCTACATCTTTGACGGTGAGGTTACTGCCGTTGGAAATGGGACTATCACGATGACCAATAGCACTGTCGGTAATGCGTGGACGGATATGACGCTCACGCTGACGAGTATCACGAACATTCATTATTGCTAAATAAATCTCACCGTGAGGTTGTGATTGTAAAGACAAGGGGATAGGTTACCGTTATGACTACTTACCACATTGAATACATCGTTCACTTAGAGGTTGAGGCTGAGAGTGAGGACGAGGCATTGAAACTCGGCTCGCAGGAACTTCACGCCCTTGATGGTGACGGACTCGCTAACTGTTGCGAGTTCTTAGATATTGAGATAGCACTAACCGACGACTACTACTTAGGAGAAACCGAATGAAGTATTACCGTGTAGGCATTTTTGCGTCCGTGAATGTGGAAGCAGAGAACGAGGACGACGCTATACGCCAAGCCCGTGACATAGTTATTGACGGAGCAATCAAGACGCACGATTACGAGTTTGAGGCTCAAGACCGTGAACTTGACCCCGACCTGAACTTCCTAGAAATGATTGCTCAGGAGAAGGCGAAATGACAAAACTCATTGTTCATATTGGCACAGGCACGATTATTGACGCTGACGAATGTGTCATCGTTGATGTGGAAAGACTGGACGACCACGACACGACACTCGTAAACGATGGGGACGACTCTGATGTCGTTGAGATTGCCGAACGACTTGGCAAGCCACTCAACCTGACGGACTTGACCTATCGCAATACGGTTGCGTTCTCTCCCTCGGCTCTCCGTAGCGAAGCAGAGGAACAGTTGAGCAACGGTTACGCCACTGACGATGATGTTATTGCGTATCTGACTTGGACTGCCGAAGTAGCCACTGATGACGAACTGAACGAGGTCGCTGGTTACATTCTGAACGACGACGGACTATGGACTGAATACAACACGACGGTAATGGACGGTATGCGACAGGGCTTCGCTTGGTCTAAGGAGAAGAAGTAATGGAACTTATCAAGTTCGTAACGCCTTCAGACTTTTGGCTCAATGGCGTTGAGGCTGAGATTGTATGGGACGACGGTTTGTCCAACATTGTAAGCAGTGTCCACATCATCGTAGACGACAACGCTTCACGGGTGACCGACATCTTGGCAGACCCCGACCACCCCGAACACGATGCGTGGTCTGCGTGGGACGAGGACATTTTTTATTACTGCGAGTCCGAACAAGAATGGAAAGACCTTCTTGCTTACGGTCATTACGACGGCTGGAAAGTTATTCAATAAATCTCAATCGTGAGGTTGTTATTACAAGGATAAGGGGATAGGTTACCTGTTATGGAACTTACTAACGAACAGAACAAATACATTCTTGATTGGGCGCAAGCAAAGTTTGACGCTATGCCCGTAGGTGAATACGGCGGTGATTGGTGGGACGCAATCATTGACGACGAAATCGGTTTGTGTCACGACATCAACATTTGGGACGACGAGAACGATGATGGTTTCGGAGTTACTACCGTAACCGCTTACCCGTTGTCGGTTGATGAGGCTGGTGAACTTGGTGCGAACCATTCCGTATTCGTCCGTGTCGGCACGATTGACCAACCCGTTCACCTTTATGTGGATTTGTCTTGCGACCTTTGTGGTGACCCGATGGGTGGCAAGTATGACGGAGATATCCCTACTCGCTATGGCGACGACGATGAAGTAGCGCACCTGCGTTGCGTGTACGAGATGGAGAAAGCGCAATGATGACTACTACTAACGACCCCTGTATCTACTGTGGCGACCCTACTGCGTTTGGTTCTACCCGTGAGGACGGAACACTCGTTGGTAAGTTTGTGAACCGTATTCCTGCTGACACAGAGGACGAGGAAACAGGGGAATACAAAGACGGGTATGCGTGTGCTGAGTGTGCTGGGTTTGGGTGCGACGAGTGCGATAAGCCGATTTACCTTGACTGCGAAACCCGTGTGGATTTTCAGGACGAGAGTGGCAAGTTTCATTACGGCAACTTTCATACCGAGTGTTATGACGAAACAAAACATGGTAAAGCCAAATACGGCGAGAACATTCCGACGAAAGGTGAATGAAATGGGTTTAGACAATATTCCGAGAGAGTACCCGTGTAAGGCGAGAGGCGTAGCAGTATTCGTTCCCGAACTTGACGCTGATGGTACGACCAAGTTACACGCTGATGGTACACAGAAACTTGTGATGTCGTGTTCTGCGACGAAAGAAGCAGGCGTATGTCCGTATCTCAATGCGCCTGACCTACCTGAAAAGGGTACGGTCAATGGTATGTATGGTATGTTCGGCGGTATGTTCGGCACCAACTGCTGGTATCGGGGTAAGTGGGGTGTTCACTTACTAGACCACTTGGGCGTATCTGACTACAACTTGTATGGCGGTGACAACGACGCTCTTGGTGAGGAAGGCTGTGAGTTGTTTGCTAACGAAATTGAGGACGCTCTCAACGAGTGGCTATCTGAACATGAGAACACTTTCATTATTGACGGTGAGGAACTCTCCGACGATGTGCGCTACATGGTTTGGTGGTTGCGTTTCGTTGCCCGTGAGTCAGATGGATTTACGGTGTGGTACTGATGAGAACTATTACTGTTACACAAACATACGAACTCGTTGTATCTGTTGAGGTAGAAGTACCCGACGATTACAAGTACGAGGATATGGAGAACTCTTTTCTTGACTTCCCCATTCGGGTTGATGTGAACTCCGTTTGGGAAGATACCGAGAATGTCAAGGTCATTGGAGTATGCGTAGACGCTCTTGACTCTTTGACGGGCAGTGACGCTTTCGCTCTTTATGAAATGAAAGACGACGAATGGACTCGTTTGGTTGAGGAGAGTGACGATGAGTGACTTCCACGATTACAAGGGTGTTGCCCGTATGGACTTTGATTGTGCGACTGATGTCCGCAAGGAAGTTGTTGTCCAAATGCCTAGCGACCCCGATGACTTACGGCAACACATCTGTATCGTTGTGTTCACTAATAAAGGTATCTCGTTAGAAGTCTACGAGGACGGCGAACTTGTCCGTACGAGTGAACTCACTTATCAAGAGGACTTTGGTATCGCTAACTGAGCGTATATCGGAAAGATGAAACAATGGAAAAGACTGTATTGACTCCTGAATTGGAGATGTATAAAGGGCTGTCGGGTACTGTCGTACTGTCGGGTATGTCTGTCACTGTCGTTGTAACTAACGCACGAAAGTGTTACGGGCGCACCGACTTGTATGTTGAGCCAACGGCTGGTGTCGGCGGTATTTGGGTAGCCCATCACAAGGTGCTGTTTGATAACCCTCCGATTATCAACGAGATTGTTGCGCTCGCTGGTAAAACTATCCGTGAGCAGATTGCGGAAGCGTCCGCTACTAGGCGTACAGATATCTAAAAAGTTTTGCGGTGAGGTTGTTGTTATTGTAATCCGCCGTTAGAGTATTGCTACTTACTACGAAAGGAATGTTATGCCGAATTGGTGCTACAACCGAATGAGTGTTACGGGTGACCGTGACTCTCTTGTCAAACTCACTGAAGCGATTACCCGTAAGCACGACTCGTCGCTCGCTGAGACAACGATGGGCGTTGAGCAAGTTGATTACGACTTGACTGCCCTGTTCCCTGTTCCTGAAGAACTCCGTATATCGGCGGTGTTCTTCAATACCGAAACTGACGACCCCGAACACCAAGAACTTCTCAAGAAGTACGAAGCGAACAAGGCGAAGTATGGTCACACCACTTGGTATGACTGGTGTATCAACAACTGGAGTACGAAGTGGTCGCCTCGCATTGAGGAGTGGACTATCAACGACTACCCCAATGGTAGCGAAATCTATGCGTACTACGAGACTGCGTGGTCGCCTGCTGACGGACTTATCTGTGAAGTGAGCAAGCAGTTCCCGACACTCCTATTTACGGTTTCGTCTGATGAGGAAGGTCGTTCGTTCTCTTGCGTGATGGCGTTCAGTAAAGGCGAGATTGTCGCTGAGGCTGGTTGCGAACTATCCGCTAACAAAGTTCCTGAGCAGTTCCGTGAGGCTTATGCGAGGATAGATGAGGAAATAGAGTCTGGTACGAGTGACGGGAACTATGACGCTTGGGACGAGATGAACGAACTTGACAGTGACATTCTCGGCTGGTTGGAGACTGAAGTAAACAACCAACTGCGTGACAAGGGATTACTGCCGAAGGTGGGCGTATAACAGATTTTGGTTGGGGCTACGGCATTTCCTTGCTTACTCAATGCTTTATGGACAACCTGCGTTGTGAGAGTTTTATCCATTGCCTCTTTGCGTCGTTATAAGGTTGTTTGCCCCAACTAACTACCCGTAGGTCACCCGTCAGTATTTGGGAGCAGACTTCTTCTTGGGCTTGTCTTCTACGACGGCTTCTTCAGCAGGGGCTTCCTCGGCTACAACTTCTTCAGCGACGACTTCCTCGGCAACGGGGGCGACTTCCTCTGTAGCGACTTCTACTACAGGTTCGGCTACTACTTCCTCGGCAACGGGTTCTACTGCGACTTCGTGTCCGCAGTCTGCTGAATGGATATGGGCTTCCCTTGCTAACTGCTTTTCTAGTTTTTCTTGGGGAGTAAGTTTACGCATTTGATATACCGACCTTGTTGAGAGTTTAGTGAGATACACAATAATAGCAAAGTCAGGTTGGTATTCTGTGATATGCCAGACTAGACTAGGCGGTATGACCACTATGACGAAACATAAGAAGTTTGAGGATATTCGTGCTGAACTTATTGCGGATACAGCAACTATAGATAATACGGTAATCACCGTTGATACCCGTGTTGTCGTTGAGGACGACGAGGGTTCGTTCGTATTCAGATACCTATGGTTGCGTGACGGTTCGCTCGTATGTTGGGGTGGGGTGAAGGGTCACGAGTCGTGGCGTAACTTCCCTGCCGACAAGTGCCACCTTGTTGGGTGGGTTCGTCCTCGTAGCGAGTCTGACGATAGCGACGACGATGACGGTGGCGTGTCTCGTAAGGGCAAGTATCGTGCGTTTGAGCAGTGGGCGATGGCTCACGACCGTGAACAGTTCACGACCGAACAACTGATGGAGGTATCGGGGTTCTCTCGTGCGACCGTACTCAAGTTCGTTGAGGGTAATCCGATATTCCCGAAACTCAAGCGTGGGTTGTATGAGTGTCGTGACATTGAGACTGCCCGTAAGTCTCAAAAATAAACTCATATTTTTTTGTTGGTGAGGTTGTTGTTATAAGGATTAGCCCCTAGGGTACTTACTACTCAACCGAGTACCTAACCACTAACAGAAAGAACCACTAATGACTACTACTACTCCACTGCCGAAGTGCTGGCAGAAACTTCATAACGCTTTACACTCAGGTATCAACCGTGTCGTGTTGTACGGACCTGCTGGTACGGGCAAGACATATGCTGGACTGAATATGGGTGACACCCGTGGCGGTGCGTATCGTCTTGTGTGTACTGAGGATATGACGAACGCCGATGTGTCGGGTTCGTTTATGCCTGACTCTAAGGGCGGTTTCTCTTGGGTGTCGGGTTCTGTACTCAAAGCGTGGAACGGTAACGGCTCTATTGGTGGGCGTGTTGTCGCTGATGAAATTGACAAGGCGAGTGGCGATGTGTTGGCGACTCTGCTTGCGTTCTTTGACTCGCAGGAGTCTGCGTCTTGGGAACACCCTGAGTCGGGCAATGTGTTCACTCCTCGTGACGGGTTCTCTGTCGTGATGACAACGAACTGTGAGGATATGGCTGAAATGCCTACGGCTCTGATTGACCGCTTCCCTGTTCGTATTCGTATCAGTGAGCCACACCCTAACGCTTTGTTGCGTTTGTCTCCTGACTTGCGTAACCTCGCTGTCCGTTTGTGTGACGCTGGTAAGCAACGAGTGAGTCTGCGTTCGTTCTACGACTTTGACAAGTTGCGTTCTGCTCTCACTCTTGAGGAGTCTGCTGACATTATCTTTGGTGAGCGTGCTGGTTCTATCATTGACGCTATGCGAGTGGACTCGCTGTCGTGACTTCTACAATGAACAACCGACCTATACCTGAAGCGTTGTCTCGTAACGATGAGCAGACTACGGGGGAATGGCTAGTAGGTGACTGCCCTCCTAGTCGTGGTATTCCTATGACAGGTATGCGTGACAAGGTAATGCTCGCACCTCACCACGATGACGCTATTGCTAAGGCTATTCGTGCGCACGAGATGGTTCACGCTAAGGTATCTCCACCTGACTTGACCCCGTGGATTGAGCGCAACTTCTCCTCCGTGGAGTCTCTGAAGGCTTGCGAGGAGTTTCGTGTGAACTTCCTTGCGACCAAGGCAGGGTTTGATATGAACGCTATCGTTGATGGTGGCGAGCAGATGGCAGGCGAGCGTGTCGTTGCTCTAAGCGATTGGGGTATGGCTGTTCGTGGAATGGTTATCTTGCTTGGTACGGGTGGCTACAAGAAATATATTGCGGGTGTTCGTAAGCACAACAAAGTGTGGGGCGACATTCTCAGTAGCGTTGCTAAGCGTATGACCAAGGAAGCGAAGTTGTACGACAAGAATATGGGGCTTGCGTCTACTGCTCTCTTGGCGACAACCAATCTACCCGTGGGCTATTTTTTCACGGAGAAAATGGGCGAGTGGCTTGACCGCTTGATTGGTACGCCACCTGTAACCGAGCCTGACGACGAGGAGGGTACTGATGGTGGCACTCCTAAGCCTAGCGACTCTGAGTCTGATGAGCCTAGTGATGAAAGTTCGGATAGTGAACCGCCGACTAAGAAGCCGACTAAGAAGCCGACTGTCTCTCTACCTGATGTTACTGATGGTTTCTGTTTGGACTTTATGACTCTCAGGGTGAAGCGTTTACCGTTGCCTGTTGTGGTGTCTGGTGCGTTGGGTAAGAAGCGTGTGCCTGCGAATAGTGGTAAGCACCCTCGTCGCCTCCATCGTTACTTGACTGACCCCCAAAAGCGTGTCTTTGACCGAACGACTAAGGGTAAGGGTGGTGTCATTGTCATTGACGGTTCGGGTTCTATGTGCCTTGAGCGTGATGACTTGCGTCGTCTTGTTGAGAGTTCTAAGGGTGCGACTGTGATGTTGTATTCGGTTGGTGCTGATGATGGCGAACCTAATCCTGACAATCGTGGTTCTTGGCAGTGTGACAGTGATGGTGTTCCTTACTTGTACAACGCTTGGGTTCTTGCTGATAAGGGGCGTATGGTTGATGATGTTCCTTTCTCTCACGGTTCTGCTAATGGTGTGGACTTACCTGCTCTGAAGTGGGCTGTCGCCAATCGTCGTTATTCATCTGCTCCTATTGTGTGGGTATGTGATGGTTTGGTGACAGGTATGGGCGATAAGCAACACGAAATGTTGTCGCTTGCTTGTTATCGTTTTATGAAACAACACAACATTATTATCGTTGCCAATGTCAATGAGGCGATGGTTGCGTTAGGCAAGTTGGGTCGTGGCGACAAGGTTCGTTCTCATTCTGAAAATATGATGAGAAGTCTGACAGGGTTGTTGGGTGATGAGTTAGTGTCTTGAGTATGTAGTATTTGTTTCATAGTTCTCTTGCCTCGTTGTTTGTCCTTTCTTACGAGGCAGGTGTGAGAGTGGTGGTGTTGCTGTTAGTGGTTCTCAGCGATACTGCCACTCTCTTTTTTTTATGTGCCTGATGGTTGTCGTGTGTGTGTGTGTGTGTCGTTTTGTGCGGTGTGTTTGTTCAGCAATGTGCGGGTTTCTAGGTGTGAGGGTATGTTGATATGGTAGTGAGTAGTGATGAGCAAGTGGTATGGGGTATGCGTATAGGGGTATGAACTTTCCCTCCGTGGCACTTTTTTTTATTCACGTGTTTTTGTTTGACGGAATCGGTTTTTGTTTTGAGTGTTGATTTGTGAATCGGTTTTTTGTGTAACGGAATCGGTTTTTGTTTTGGGGGTTCACGACGAGATGCCGTTTTTTCATATCGTGCTTTAGATTTTTTTTGGGGAGTCGTGACGGAATCGGTTTTTGTTTTGAGGGTTCACGACGAGATGCCGTTTTGTTTTTGAGGGATACCAACTTTCCCTCCGTGGCACTTTCTTGTGAGGCAACGAAACGATGAGGGGTCAAGTGGTGAGGCGAGGTGAGGTCTGATGAGGGTGCGAAGTGACGAGGCGAGGCGACGAGGCGACGAGGTGAGGTCTAATGAGGCGAAGTCTGATGAGAGAGATGAAAAGAAAAATAGAACAAGACGAACTCATTATCAAACGCATACGGTGGTGGAAACGAATTGGAGAACAACTTTTTGCCCGAACTTTTTGCCCGAACTTTTTCCCCATCATCTTTATTTGATATTTTATTTGAGATGTTGTTCCTATGAATAATGAAGTGAGAAAACCTTGCCTACAAGTCTTATGACATAAGTCATATTAGGAAATGAAGTTAGGCATACTGATAGGGGTCATCAGCCTGTTGATAAGGCTGTGGATAACCCCTGTGAACTGTGGATATCGCCTGTGGACAACCTTCCGAACGGGGTGCGCGAAGGTCAAAACCTGTTTACAAAAGCCCTGCTCAGAGGGCTGGGGATAACTTATACACAGGTTATACACAGAAGGTTGTGGATAACTAGGGGGTGTGGATAACTTTTACGAACAGATGTTCGGTCAGACAAAAGACCTGCTCAGAGGCCTATAGCCCCGCCAACTTTCTGGGTCTGGGTTTTCTGCGTGGGGAGCCATATGTAATATTTTTGTTGCTCCAAGTTTCTGGATAGATTTATCTAAACTCACGGTGGTGGAAGAGTTTATTTCTTCTCCCCAGTGTTCTTTCTTTCCCTCTATAGGGATGTGAGTGTCTTGGTAGTTATGGGGGTCGGTGTCGTTGTGTTGTTTTGTTGCGCTTTTTCGGTCTTCTGTTTGAGCCGTTTCATTTTGAGTGTGAGGGCGGAGAGTGTGTAGCCTGCTAGGTGGCGTTCGTTTTCTCCTTCGCCTCCCCATACTCCGTATTCGTGGTTTTTTCTGCCGTATTCTCGGCATTGTGTGATGACTGGGCATTGTTGGCAGATTAATGCTGCTTGTTGTTCGCGTCGTTTTTGTCTTTCTGGGCGTTCTTTTAATTTAGGGAAGAATAGTTCCGTCATTCCTCGGCAGATTCCTTGTTGCATCCATTCGTGGTTCATGTTTTTTCCGGTCGTTTTAGAGGTAGTTGGCAACTTGTGCTTCGTCTTCTTGGCGGGTTTGTTCGATGTATTGGGTGTGGCAGGTTTCTGAGCAGAATGGTGCGAGGGTTTTGTGCATGGTGCCGCTGCAGATGGGGCAGTTTTCTAGGTCGGCGTCGGCCGGTTCATCTTGCATTGGTTCGTTGCGTTTTGCCATGGTTTTATGTTAGCGGCGGTTCTCACGTTTGACAACTTTTTGTGTGATGTTTTTTGGGGAACGTTCGTGTGGGTAGGCTAATAATTTTATGAAGGGCCGCCATGGTTTGGATAAATTTATCTAAACTTATTGGTGGGTAGACTACATATGTATATGTCTACGATGCACGGTGGTGGAAAGGACTCGAAGTCCCCATTGCTACCTATCGGCGTGAGCAGTTAGTGCTTTCATCCACGTACGCAAGAACAGCCAGATGAACGCCAAGATGCCGGCGCTTCTCCATCCCAGGTCGTTGTTGATGATTTCTGCACTTTCGAGAACTCGGGCAGTTAACCAGATAGTTGTCTGGATAATAAGTGCGGTGAAGAACCAGACGAAAAGGACTGGGCCCCAGGCTTGTTTAGGCGTTTGTTGTTCGTTTGACAATTTGATGTACTCGCTGTCTGGATAGGTTGTATTGGTCGGCGATTTGAGTGAGCGATTGGCCATCGAGGCTTTTCGCTGCGATTTCGGTATTGCGGCGGACTTGTGGTTTTGGTCCTGGTGAAAGTGGGCCCCAGTTCCATTGCGGGATGCTGTCGAGAATATTTTTTTGTTTTTCTGGCAATTTGGTTGCTTTATTACGTTGACGCATATAGGATACCCATGTGCCTAAAGTAATAGTTCTGTTGTTAAGCGTCTCGTTATGATTGGCGGGGACAAGACCATGTCCTTCCCTGCTAATGTATTGTTGTAACGCTTCAACATACTGGCTGAATCTGCTCGCATTGTCCATCGGCACAGTATATGAGGTAAACGGTTTTCGCGAAAGCCATATTTACATTTTGTATTGACACGTGTCTAGGCCTAACGGTGGTGGAAAGGACAGAGAGATGTTCGAAGACGAAGAATTTATCGACTTTGTAGGCCGCCTCCCAGAAGAACAAAGAGAATATATCTCCGATTTGTTCCGGGCACTCGCATCATCGAACGACGAGGTCGCCCCAACAGACCTTCTCTTCGTCGGCTCAGATGGCAGCCGAGTAGTCAAATGTTTCCACTACCCCTTCAAAGCCCTCGGAGAAGATGGCCCGGTCATTATGCCGTCAGCCAATGAAAATATTATTCTTGCAGCATTCTCAGATGAATTTATCCAAACACGTGCAGATGATATTCAAGACATATTCGACGACATGGACATGGCAAACGAAGCCTGGACCCAATTCATGCAAGAATGCGCAGTAGAAGTTGTCGACATCTACGATACCGCACCCCCAGAAAATTTTGAAGTACTATTCGACCAGTAACATCGGAAGCCCCGACTCTATTGGAGGATTATGTACACGTCATGGAACCAAGCGTCCCTAGGAGCACTCGAAGCCATCTTCGGCCATGAATGCGCATCCGGCACCCTACAGGACCTGAGAACGCAATTAAACACCCTTATCGACGAATCCTGGACCCCGCAGCCCGGCGACACTCAACACGTACACGCAGCCTGGAAAAACATAGGAGCCACAGCCCGCAACCTCACCTACACACAGCAGTTTTCAAAAAAAATTGCTTTTGGCTCCGCCTATATGCATACGATAGTAACGAAAAAGCAGCATGATTACGGCCCAGAAAATATTGCCCGTTTCGGTCGCACCGGCCTCCTCGTTCGCATGCACGACAAAATCGCTCGCCTCGAAAACCTGCTCGCATCCGGACGGGCCCCCGAAAACGAATCCATCAACGACAATCTTTTCGACGTCATCGGATACTCCTGTGTAGCGATGATGTGGGAAGAAGGGACATTCCTTCTTCCATTGGTAAGTGACACGGTGGTGGAAAGCAAACCGCTTTTGCTAACCGAACGGTTATCAATAGGTGAAGTTGTTTCGGCAGCATCACAAACCATCTACCTGTAAAAGAGACCCCACAAAAGTTGGGGAGTCTCAGGCAATAGCACCTGCAACTATCGCCCGAGGACTCAACCCGGTATCCGTCGAAGGAAAGGGGAACTTCTTCGGCATAAAAAGGAACCTAGCACCCCCAAAAAGTATTCGAAAGAAACTTTTTCAAAAATTTTTTCGTTGACGGCCAACATGAATCATCTTCGCGTGTTATGTTGCTCGGGTTACAACTTATGGGCGCCCGTTCATGAGTCTGACTTGCGGAGAGTTTTCTGAGGGTCTGCTTAACGTCGTCCTTTTTTTGGCCGAAATTAAGTAAAGGTTCCCCCGTACCCCCTCCAAAGAGGGGGTTTCTTCTTCTCTCTATTTCAGTTTCTTTTTTGTCGTTGTTGGTTTTTGGTTGTTCAGAACTAGAAACAGTTTCTCGCGTACCTTAATGCGATTTTTTATGTTTTTTTACTACTTTTTGTGATTTTCGAGTTGTTTTTTTATTGTGGTGTTGATATTTTTGTTGGTGTTAATATTCTTTTGTTGGAGGGGTTGGGGTTAGAATGTTGTTTATGTCTGATGATTTTGTTCCTAAGAAGCCGGCGCGTCGTCGTATGTCGCCCGTGACGAAGAAGTTGCAGGATATCCAAGGGGCGACGGTGGTGGATACGTTGGCGCGTGAGGTGTTTGATTACTGGTGTTCGGTGATGCGGGCTGGTAAGAAACGTTTACCTGTGTTTGATAATGAGCGTCTGCGTTGTATCAAGTGGGCTATTGGTGTGTATGGGGTGGAAGAATGCCGGCGTGCTGTGGACGGTTGTGCCCTGTCTGATTGGCATATGGGGCGTAATCCTTCTGGGAAACGTTATGACGATGTAACCCTGATTTTCCGTTCGCCTGAGCATGTGGAGCGGTTTTTGGATATTGCTGATTCTTCTGATGGTTCTGGTCGGGGTGATTGGTGATGTCTGACATCAAGGCCCGTAAGGGTGAGTTTGAGGATTTTGTGCGTCAGGTGTATGCAACATATAATCAGACGATTTATGAGACTGAGCGTATTGTGGTGATGCGGGCGTGGTGGGATTTATTACAGGACATCCCGATAGATGTTTTGCGTAAGACTTTTTTGGATGTGGCGTTGACGAACAAATTTATGCCGACGCCTGGTTTGTTGCGCCGGATTGTGAAGGATGCAGAGTTAGAAGATAAGCCGCCGTCTCCGCAGCAGGCTTGGTCGTTGTTGCAGGGTGTGGTTCGGGGGTCGGTTTCTGGGGTTCATGCGCAGAACGATTTCCATGTGGTGGTGCGGGATACTTTCAAGTTGTTGGGGGATGTGGCTTTAAGTTTGTCGACAAATGGTGACCGGGAGTATTTTATGGGGGTGTATGGTGAGGTGTTGGAAAAGTTCCTCAGGGATGCGTATAGGGTAGTGACATGAAGCGAAATACTGGGAGACCACCGAAGCAGCCAGTTGGCGAAGTCTCAACGGTGACGATGCGGGTGAGTGCTGATTTGAAACGTATGATTTTGGGTCAGGCGTCTGCCTACGACATGACGATTACTGAGTATGTATCAATGCTGGTTAAGCGCGATGTTGGTGGTTGAGGGTGTTTTTGTTGTGTCATAATTGACAGGTGGAGGTACGAGTAGTGGAACAAAAAACATTAGGACCTAAAGTTGGTCCGCAAATTGGTGGGGGTTTACGTTCCGCTCCAGAAGGAATGTCTTTTGTAGACATCACCGGACGTGTTGATGGCGACAATGACGGAATTGTTTTTGAAGGAGTTCCAGGAATGGAACGTCCTATTATCCCCAGGTTTCTAGTTCCAACAAATTTGGCTGGGAAGTTATCCAAACTTATTGAGGGTGACTCACTAGAGATAGAGCGACAACGTCGTGCTGGAAATACGAATATTGAATTTGATGAAAGTAAGTTCAATTCAATTATTTCTTCCTTGAAAGAAGAATCCTCTACGGTTAGAGAAATTGTTTCTCCTAATCGAAAGAAGATATCCGAGAGAATAAATGATGATTCGTATCAGATGTTGCATCGTCCTGCCGATAGGGAATCCGGGGCGCCGTTGAGTGACTTGACGCACATTTATCCCAAAGATGTTTATGGTCCAGATGGTCTTCGTCTTTATTCTGTTTCTGGCGATGATATGGACGCAAAGACTTACAGAAAAATTCTGGCTCTTAAAGGTAAGCCGGATGAGAAAGTTTGGGTTTATCGTGCAGTTCCATTGGATTCTCCAGAAACGGTCAGCAAGGGTCAATGGATTTCAATTATTCCCGAATATGCTGTTGAGCATGGCGAAAGTCAACTTGGTGGAAAATATAAAATAGTGGCTGCCCGTGTTCGTGCGGGAGATATTTTTACTGAGGGTGATTCGTGGCATGAATGGGGATATGACCCTATTGATGACGTTGGTCCTCTTGGTCGCAAGTCTCCGAAGTACAGTCCAAAAATAACAGTTACTAAAACTTCTAGCGGCGATGATGCTGGTAGTTCTCGTTCTAAGCGTGCTTTTCCTCCAGCCCCAACTTTAGATACGCCAGAAAAACGTGAAGATGGCAAAAAAAATAGTATCTTTGGTCGACGATTAGGAACTGTTAGGGGTACAAATAAATATAGCGGTGGTAGTTCATCGTCGTCGGCAGTTGGGAGTTTTGAAGAAGTAGGCGATGACTTGGAAGATTATATAGTAAAAAACTATTTTGATTCAGTGACTTTTGTCAGAGATTTAGAAAATCTAATAACTGGTAAAAAGAAAACAGTTACAGGAATGTATGACGGGAATGAAGTTGAAGTACCAGATGTTTCTAATGAAATTCAAAGTGTAATGACTAATATGCGTACAGCATTGGGAAGGGTTGGAAAAATCCCGCCAGACGTACTGTATGCGACTATTATTGAACGATATGGGGAAGATTCTTTTGAAAAAATAATTAGCCAACTTTATGGAAGAAAAAAGAAAACAGAAGTGGAACAAGAAATTTTTTTCCATACGCTGAAAAATCTTATTTATTCTTTAAATTTTTCAGACCAAGTTTTGACAGAGGAAGATATAAATCGTGGTAAAAGAAAAATAACTCCTGATGATGTAGAAACTCTTCTTAGACACATGGGCTATTCAAAAGTGCATGGTGAACGTTTAATTACATTTACAGAAACTGCCAAAAGACTGCATGCTTTAAAAATATACGAAGAGTCTCGTCCTGATGTTGTAATTAATCCAAAATTGAGCGTCGATTTGAGTGATTTACGTGTCCGGTTGGATAGATTCAAAGATTTTACTCTGCCGAATCGGTTTAAGTCTAGGAATGATTTGCGAGGAGCCTCTTTTATTGATTGGACATCTGGCGAAGATGATGAGATGAATGATTCTATGTCCGCATTATTGGAGGCTGGTGAAAGGGTTCTGAATCAGTGGAAAGAAGAAATATCAAGAATTTCTGATAGTAGTTTGACGGCAGAGTTGAAATCGATTAAAGAAAAATTAACTCGTTCAACAAGCAGTAAAGAAGATATTGCAAATAAAACAAAAGAATTACAAAATAAAATTTTTGTATCAGCAGTTCGTGATGCTGCTTCGTATTTGAGTCCTGAATCTCAAAAAGATATTGAAGATATTATAAAATCTTTCACCTTTAAAGATGTGTCTTTAATTTCTAAAAAATCTTTTGCTGGGAAAATAGCCGACATCATTGATAGAGAACCTATTGGAGAAGGCATCATAAGATTGCATGAAGCGTTTGGAGGAAGGCCAGATGGTGTCTCACTTCGAAAAATTATTGAACTAAATAATGCTGGTATAAAAGAAATTCCCGATGTCTATGGCAATATTGAAGAAGCAAAAGATTATCTTATTCGGTATTGGCGTTTTAGAGCAGATGGATATGGCTCGGGTCTACGCCGCAAGGGGAAACAATCAAGAAGTTTTGATATTCCTGAAATTGGTAGAGATGGAAAATTGATAATTGCTTATGTCCGAGTAACTAAAGATAATATGAGAGACGTAGAATTATTTGCTCGTTCAGGCGGAATGCGAAGAATATTTTTTAAGCGTGATGACGGTAGTTATGATAATCCATTTGATTTGGATGAAAAAATGTTAGATGAATTTGAATTGCTTAAAAATTCTTTACATGAAGAAGTGTACGGCGATGAAATAACAGAACTAGAAGCACGTCGAACTGAACTAAGTAAGCAATTATCACAAGACAGAGTAGAAGCATTAATGAATGTACTTAGGGCCACTCGTCCTGGCTATGGTGAGTCTAATCAATCATTTCAAGATTATTTTAAAGAAATTATTGGTGGAGAAGGATTCACCCAAGAGGAAACTCGTGAAATGATTGAACGAATACGTAGTATTTTTCCTGAAGAATGGGTTGCCGCACTTCTTAAGTCAATAGGGAAAAAAGACATAGTATGGCGCAAGCGTGGATATTTTGCCGAGAACAGAACTATACCTGCTGTAGCATTAGACTCCGGCGGATTTACTACTTTGGCTCACGAAATTGGACATGGCGTAGAGCGTTTGCCGGGAATCACCAATGCAGAAACAATATTCTTCCGAAAAATAGGTTTAGATTTTGGTTGGACTGACGCAACTGCAAATAAAATTAAACTCAATTCTTCTGGTACTGAAATGGCCTATGATTATAAATTGATGGGCGAGGGTTATGAATCAAACTATACATCAAAAACGTATGACCATGATAGTTTTGAACTTTTGACTATGGGTATAGAAGCATTATTGGTAAGAGGGGATGCTTTATCTAAATACGATGAACGGTATCTAAATTTTCTCTTAGGTGTATTGGCGGGATTGTAAAATGGCTTGGATAATAAATGCCGACGGTGTGAAACTTTATAGTAGTAGAGACGGCTTGAATTCTGCCATAACGCCATTGGTGGAGCGTTGGCTGTCCAAGCGTGGCTGGGGGCTACCTGTCTCCCCATATCTATCAATCGTTGACTATGACGACAAGAATGAGAGCATGGTTCTTTCTGCACATCTTGAGTATTACAAAGACAACGCCTACACTGAAGTCAGTATCGTGGAGTCAGACGTAGAACCATATGTTGCTGATGAAATCCTAGATGCTCCATTGACAGATGAAGACTTAGGACGAGATGAGTCATAAAGCAAGAAAAGTAAAACATAAAGACAGTCTATTCAACATAGTTTTACGGGTTAAAGGGTCAATGAAAAACGAAATCATTGATGCTGCAGAAAAACATGGAATGCCATTATCTAAATATGTTTTATATTGCGTCTGGGAACATATGCGCTCCGAAAGAGGTATACCCGCCCCAGGCTCCGCTCAATTCACCATTCCTGACACTAGAACAGAATTAGAGGCATATATTCGCGGTGAATCAGTTTTGATGCCCTGCGGCAAGCGTTCATGTGATATGAATATTGTTGAATTCCAAGGTATGGAGTTTTGTGATACTTGCAATGTGAGGGTTACTTAATGGCAATTGAATATGTTCAAGGAAAAACAATATTTGAAAACAATGCTGAAGCAGTCTTAATTTTTGTTGATAAACAAGGGAAAAGTAATAGTCACGCCGCAAACTATTGGCCTGACGTGATGCAGGTTGTCGAGATGATGGCAACGACAAATAATTTCAACGAATCTGATGTTGTTGTTTTCAACACAAATCAAATCAAATTGATGGCTACCGTAGACGGCGATAAGGCGAATTGTTTGGAAAATATTGTGGGGAGAATGCGTGAATTTAATATTTTTTCAATAAATCTTCCGGCAGATAATTTACTTGAGGCAGAAATTGTTTCAACAGAATTAGATGTGTCTGATTTAATTTTTAACATTTGCGAAAAAATATAAGATAATGCGGAGCCCCTACCGGAAAGGGGAACAGACCGATAGGGGCTCGACGCCATGAAGAAGAAACTGGGGGGAGTTTCCCTTCACATTTTTATTTTAGCACTACCATTTTAGTAGTGCAACCCATTAAAAATAATTTATATATTTTGATTTAATAAATTGAATAAAATATTAACTGCAGTTACATCACTAAATACGATTTCTCCTTCTACTGCTACATCAAGAATTGCCCTCTTTTTCTCAATGAGGGAGTAAATATCCTCATCGATAGTCCCACTGGTCATCATGTATGTTGCTATTACTGAGCCCTTTTGTCCTATGCGGTGACATCGCGAATATGTTTGGTCGACATCCGCTGGAGTCCATGGCAATTCAACGAATAAGACGTTTTGTGCTGCAGTCAAAGTGTGTCCAGTTTTTGCTGCCTGGATAGATAGCACTATTACTGGTGCCTCTTCGCACGAAAGTGTCTGGAACCTGTGCTTAGCATCTTCAACGGAATTAATATCCATCCCGCCCTGTATCTTGAGTCCACCATATTTACGGGCTATCTCGTCAACTATTTCACGATGATGTGCCGCAACAACAACCTTTTTACCATCACTGATTCTTTCCTGAATCCACTCATGCACTACGGGCATTTTCGCTTTTGCAGCAATTTTCCGTAATACAGAAATTCGAGCAAGATGCTCCCCTGCTTCTGCACGCATCTGCGCAGCAATCTGATTAGCACCAACAGGAAGATTCATCTCCTCAGCAATAGTTTTAGCACGGTCAACCAGATAGGCGACAATGTCTTCTTTCGCCTTTGCGTATTCCTTCATAATCGATGTTTCGCCATCAACCAATAAGGAGTCATGAATAACTGGCGGAAGGTCGGTCATTACTTGGTCTTTAGTGCGACGGATATAGCAAGTAGAACGTAATTTTTCGTTGAGTTCTTCAAGGTTTGAATGCCCATCTAAATGCCATTGTCCCCACTTGTCTTTGTGAGCACCACAGTAACGCCTATAGAACCCCCAGAGGCCTCCAAACTTATCTAACTGTCCGATGAGTTCAAGTTGTGGAGCGTATTCGGCAGGGCGATTAGTTACTGGGGTACCAGTAAGGCATAGGACGATTGCATTTTTGGGTGCTGATTTAACCATTTTTTTAGCAGCACGAGTTCGTTGAGTATCCATTGATTTACAGTAATGAGATTCATCGAAAATGTAACTGTTGTGATTGAGTAGTTCTTTTTCCCAGAAATTGATGTTGCTGTATCCAATGATAAGTACGTCGTATGTTCCGTACATTGGTATTTGTTTTCTGTTGAGACATGCTTCAACGATGAGGTTTGGAAAAAATTTATTGTATTCTTTCTTCCAGTTCAATGATAGGTTTGGTGGGCAAACAACAACTGCTGGATACGACGGTGAACCTTCACCGGCAAGATAGTGCTGATGGGCGTACTCTAGGGTTGCCATGGCTTGGACCGTCTTCCCCAGTCCCATTTCGTCTGCAATAAATGCTCTTCGCGAGTTTGTTGCATAGGCAACACCCGCTCGTTGATATGGTAAAAGTGTCCCATTCAAAGACTTGATTTCTACTTCAG